ATAAAGATGGTAAACGTATTTTTGCAGATGGAGATAAAGCTTCACTAAGAAGAGAAATAGAAGCATCTGTTTTAGAAGAAATTCAATTAGCAATGATTAGTGCTGGTGCTGATAAGGAGGTAAAAGAGGCTAAAGCCGATTTGAAAAGCTAATGGTGATTGGAGATTTATATTTAGTTTAGCCAAACAGTTACATAAAACTGTTGCTGAATTATGTGAAACTTTAACAATGGAAGAGATGATAGCTTGGGCTGCTTATGCAGAAATAGAAAATGAAGAATATAAAAAACGACAAGAAGAAACACAGAGAGTTAGTGCCTTAAGAGCCAAAAGAAGGTAAGATAGGTTTAATATTTAGTTTTTTAGAGTAAGTGGCTAATTACGGAATAAATATTGATATTAATATTAGGAAGCAAAGAAAGTTAAACGAATTAAATAGTCAATTAGATGCTACTGGAAGAAAAATAGATGGTGCATCAAAATCCATAAAAAAACTTCTTGGAGATCAAACTGCATTAATTAGAAGCTATAACGATTTAAATGGAATACTTAAAAGAGCAAATGCAGAGTTTAACAGAGTTGCACTAGGTACGCCACAGGCAAAAGAAGCTGCAAGAAATCTAGTAAATGCAAATAATCAAGTTAATAAAGGTCTAGAAGAAAGAGCAAAATTATTAAAACAAGTATCAACCGAAATGGCATATCAAGAAAAGATGGCCAAACTTCGTGAAAAAGGTATAAGACCTAGAACAATGTTTTCTGGTCCAATAGGTCCAGGTCAAGCTACTTCTGCATTTAAAGGTAGGGTAGAAGCTAATGTAGCAAGATCACGAGAAATCAGAGAAATTGCTGCTGCTGGATCAAATCGTGGAGGATTAGGTGGTGGTTTTAAAGAATTTAATAAAAATGTAAAAAAAATACAAGCAGATACAAAAAAAATGAGAGGTACATTAGGCCAAATGTCCGCAAGTCAAATGATGACTTCTGGACCTTTTGGTGTGGCTGGTGGAAATATTGGGCCTGCTTTACCTCCCCGTGCTGGTATTTTTAGTAGATTAGGTTTTGGTGCAAAAGCGAATCCTCAAGGTCCATTTGCGATGCAAGGAGGAGCGTCAGCCCGTCTTAAAGGTGGTGTTGGTAGTGCATTAATTGGTGGAGGTTTTCCTGCTTTATTTGGTGCTGGTGGTTTAAGTTCTACTTTTGGTGCTGTAGCTGGTGGTGCTGGAGGAGCACTTGCACCTGGTGGTGGTTTTGCAGCTTCTATTTTTGCAACTGCAATCGCTGCTCAAATAGAAAAAACTATGGCTTTTAACAAAGCTGTAGATAAATTAAATGTTTCAATAGCAGCTACAGGTGGAACTTCATTATTTACATCAAAACAAGTAGCTCAATTTGCTAAATCTCTTGGCATGACCAAAGATGAAGCACTTGAAGCCTTAAGAGCATTTAAACAATTTGAAGCTTCTGCAAGAATTGCTTTAACAACAACATTTGGATCAGAAGGAGTTTTTGATATTTTTGCAGGATTAAAAGATAATGCTTCTTTAATCAATGCACTACCTGGATTATCAAAAGAACTTAGTTTAGCTCAAGCACAAAGAGCACTGGAAACATTAAAAACAAAAGGAGCTACTGCTGCTGAAGATCAATTATTAGAAGGAATTATCGATAAAAATAAAACAATCATAAAACAAGAGGCTACAAAACTTAATTTTTTCCAAAGGCAATTAAGTAAATTAAATCCATTTAGAGGTAAGGGATTAAAAGCTCTTACAAGTGGTTCAATTAGTGTAGACGAAGCTTCTGAATTAAGAGGAGAAAAGGCTGAAGAAGATTTTCAAAGAAAAGTTGCTCAATCAGAAAGATTACTTGAACTTCAAAGAAATTTTAATGAAGAGTTAGAAAGACAAGCAATTATTAAAGCTCCTGTTGATGAATTAAACAGATTATTAGATCCTTTAACACAGATAGATCAATTAGGAAAAAGTATTGGTGATAGTTTTTCTCAATCTTTTAAAGGTATTATTGATGGCTCAATGTCAGCACAAGATGCATTAAGAAATATGTTCCAACGTACAGCAGATCATTTTATAGATATGGCTGCACAAATGTTATCTGCTCAAATAAGATCAGGTATTTTTGGTATGTTTACAAATTTACTGAATCCTACATTTGGCACTGGAATGGGTAGTAATCCTGCTGGAATGCGACAAACAGGAGTAGGGGTAAGTGCAAATAAT